GATTCCTGAAGCACATAAAGTTCCGTTTTCCGGTGTATTTTGGAGACAGGGAGACACAGGAACTTTGTTGGGACAACGAAAGTACCGTTGAGACGGTTTGTTTGCTGTCAAGAAAAGATAAATAAAGGCTGAAAAGTGGCGTATTTCCGGGCTTTTTGCGAGGTTAGTATCATCAGAGAAGCCTTGCGGAAAGCTCGGTTTTCTTGTAGGGAAACATATCTACTTCTCGGTTTGATTGGAGAGAAATTGAGTACTGGAGAATAGCGGTAGGGTTTAGGCTGTGGATTAGATGTCAGAGGTTGTGGCACTAAGATTGTTGTCAGAGCCGACCGCAGTTTAAGCCACTCGATACTAAGAGGCAGACTTGGCAGTGGAATAGATGACAGGAGGATTTAATTTAGAATGGATTACATGTTTATGACCCGGCCGTTTTGGTTGGAATTATCTATCTCTCAAAAGGTGGTTAAAGATAAATTTATTGAGTATTTTGGGACCAAGAGATTAGAAATAACATCTAGGAAAGATGCATCGGAATATCTGCTGAGCATCACTGGAAAGATACAAGAAAAAATGGTTTCACAGTTAAAAAGCGAAAGTGCCTGTTATTTGGTGAAAGACTTATATAAAATCCTTGATGAGGTATTTCATTTTTATCAAAGACAGAAAGACGCAAGAAAGAAGTTAATTGAGTTGAATATTCAAGAGGACTCTATATTGGATGTTTTTGAAGAAAATCGAAATAAATCATGTAATGTTATTGATGCAGTGAATCTGTGGATAGAAAATGCAGTGCTTCTTTCTAGCAAGTCGAAAGATTGCAAAGATAATCAATTTGAAGTTAATGATGAATTGTTTGTTGAAATGTACATATACGGTGTCGTATCGCAAGCATTGTCTTTGATATCTTTAAGCAGAAAATTCCAATCGCATGAGTTGTACACGGGTATAGTTGTGAATCCTACAGATGATGTACCGGTAACTGTATTAAAATATCATCCTATTATATATTTTAATACAGCTATGACAGGAAATCAGAACATTCTAATCGAAGATAGTGAGCTTGCTAAAGCAAGTAAGAGCATTTTTGGAAAAGGATTTTTTGATACATATGGTGTGGATTTTATCTATTCGCTGCGTATTATGAGCACATTTCAAGCTGAGATGTTGCATGGTGGGAAATATGCAATGACTGTTATTAATAAGGAAGATTTTATTTCGGAGATTGAAAGGTATGGTCAGGGATGCATAGATGCAAAAAAATTCTTTGATGCATTTGTTCTTACCAAGGAAATAATATCTTCGCAGAAAAAGAATAATGAGCCTATAGTATGGATAATGAAGACAAACCAGTATCGTCATGAATTAAGACCGTTTATTTGTTTAGAAAATGATAGAATATACGTTTCTTACTGTGCGATAGAACAGGCAAAACATCTGTGGTGTTCGATTTATCTAAATGGAGGAATGTGTTATTCAAACGCGAAGGACAGTCTTACAGCTGCGATAGAAAGAAAAAATGAAGAATTATCTGATAGACTTGTAAATATATTGCGCACAAAATTGCGGGCACACTATGAACCAACCATAGATGAGATAGATGTAAAGTACGATAGAATCTTTGGGAGTAAAGACATTGATTATGGAGATTATGATGTCGTATTCTATACACCAAAAACTAAAGAGGTCTTTCTTATTGAGGCTAAGTTCTTTTCGGATTCCTTAAATAGCAGTGGGGTAATATCTGATTACGAAAAAATGTTCAAGGAAAAGGGGTACTATGACCATTGTCGAGCTAGATATGATTTAGTTCTCAGAGAAAAAGAGAAGTTGAAGGAATTTCTAAATATACCTATTGATGAAAAAATAACGGCACATTTTCTTTTTGTTTCATCGAAGCCTTTAGAAATTGAATTTCAGGATGAAGATGGCGTTGTAACTTTTCCTTGCTTATCGATATTTGACAAATACATTGAAGGAAAATTATTGCCTGAAACTGGTGATGAGCCGGTGAGACCAGTTCATTTGATATAAAGAAATAACCCTCCCAGCCATCATGGTCAGGAGGGTTTTGCACATCTATGAAGTTATGCATCCACATCAATGCTGACGTCGGATTTTAGTTCGACGGTGATGTGGTCATCCCAGATGGTGATCTGCTTGATCCAGCGTCGCACCAGTGATTCATCGAATTCTGTAAGATAGGTGGTCTGTTGCGAAATGTAATCCTGCAGGTCGTTAATTCTCTTTATCTGTTCATCCCTTGCGGCGGTATCGACGGTTGTTTTCTGGCGAAGTTCTCGGAGCCTGAAGATTTCATCCGCTATTTCGTCGTAGTCCTCTTTGCTGTTGGCTTTCTGAATCAACTCTTGTTGTAGAGCCATCAGTTTCTCGTCAATGCTGTCAATGGCTGTTGCCTGTGAAGCTCGGATAACTGTGGCAATGTTAAGCTGGAGCTGTGCCTGATAGCTGCTTTTGTCACCGAGCATTTGATTGATTGCTTTGACGACAACATCCTGAAGAAGCAGCTCATTGATGGTTCGAGCGTGGCATTCAAGTCCAGTGGATTCCAGCCTGCTGATGCAGCGCCAGACAATGGATTTGACTCCTCGGTTGTTCCAGTGGAGCCTTCGGAACATTTCACCGCATTCTCCGCAGATGACGATTTGTGAGAAGCAGTGGTTGCAGCTATAGCTTCGTTTTTTGCCGTTGGCACTAGTTTTTACCACTCGCCTGCGGACAAGTTCTTCCTGTACCTGCAGGTAAATGTCCTTCGGAATAATGGCTTCGTGGTCGCCTTCTACATAGTATTGAGGAACAAGCCCGTTATTTTTAACTCTTGTCTTGTTTAGAAAGTCGGTGGTGTAGGTTTTTTGAAGCAGGGCATCACCGATGTATTTTTCGTTACGGAGAATTTTGTTGATGGTGCTTGTGTGCCACTTTTTTCCTCCGGCACCGGTAAGAATACCGTCACGCTCCAGACCGGCGGCAATCTTATCCATACTGAGACCTTCTAAATATTCTCGATAAATACGTTTTACAGTTTCAGCCTGTTCTGGATCAATGACCAAATTTCCATCTGCATCCTTTGTATAGCCAAGGAAACGATTGTGATTGATTTGTACCTTGCCTTGCTGGTAGCGATATTGTAAGCCCATCTTGACATTCTGACTTAAGGACTGCGATTCCTGTTGGGCTAGAGAAGCCATGATGGTGATAAGGACTTCACCCTTGGCATCCATTGTGTTGATGGACTCCTTTTCAAACAGAACTGGTATGTTCATATCTTTGAGTTGCCTTATGTATTTCAGGCAGTCCAGTGTGTTTCTGGCAAAACGGCTGATGGACTTGGTAATGATCATATCAATGTTACCGGCTTTGCAGTCATCAATCATCCGATTGAATTCTTCTCGCTTTTTGGTGTTGGTGCCGGAGATACCGTCATCAGCATAGATTCCGGCAAATTCCCAATCAGGACTTTTCTGAATGTATTCTGTGTAGTGCTCGACCTGAGCTTCATAACTTGTAGCCTGCTCATCGCTGTCTGTACTGACGCGGCAGTACGCTGCGACTCGGAGCTTTGGCTTTTCTTCTTCCTGCTTTCTGGCGTTGCTTCCAACCTGTCGCCTTGCAGGAATTAACATTACATTTCCCATTATTTACTCTCGCTTTCTATGAGGCTGTACAGATATTCTGCCTGTTTGACGGGATTGTCATAAAGGGCAGTGACCTCACCCATATGGAAATGGGTAGGTATCTGTAGCTTCCTCATTTGTGTTTGCTTATTATTTCGTCCGAGTGCAGCGGCTCGGCGCTTGCGTTCTTCTTGTGCTTTTTGATAGGTATCCTTATCGATAATAGCAGGATAGAAACTGTCTCCAAGATAATGGACGGTTTCCATTAATCTCTTAGCAGTGCCGTGATAAGTTTTAATTCCGGCAGCAGCTGCAGCCTTTGATAAGGACATACCACTCAGATAATTTTTATAGAGCTGTCTGAGCTTATCTGCAGCCGGTTGATCGATAACTGCGATACCGTTTTCTATCTTATAACCAAATGGTGTATGGCCCATCTAATCATCAATCCTTTCTGTGAATGTCAGACCGCATTTCATAACAAACCTGATTTCATTTCTGCTCATGACTTCAATGTGATCTGCGTAGTTTTCAAAAAACTCCTCGCTGTAGGCTGTAAGCATATCGGTATGGGACACAAAGTGTAGCAGAAGATTCGTTTCCGTAACCTTGGCTGCGTCACCGGTCATTCCGATGGTAATTGCTTCAATGTCAGAGCGATATGTCTCTGCCTGCAGGAGGAGTGCATTTGTTTCTTGATTATATAGAATCTGGTCGATATAGCCCTGTGCCATCAGCTTGGTTAAGGCTTCACGTTGTTCACTGTTTTGAGCGATGAGTTGTTCCAAGTGCTGAATGCGATGAATGGCCTCGTCGCCAGATGAGTTTTCAAGTACTTTGAGATAAGGAGTAAGTATCAAGCGATAGCCATAAATGAGCTTGTTTAGCAATGTAATAAATGCAACTTTTATCTCATCATCTCTTACATATTTCATATGACAGGATTCCTTATTCTTCAGGTGTGTATTGCAGGCCCATGCGACATACTTGTATGTGGTGCAAGAGTGTATCCTGCGCTTGAAGGTGTCTCCACATTCTCCGCAGATTATTTTCCCAGAGAATGCATAACGTTGCTGATATTTATCACTGCCTTTTTCAATACCTTTTTCTGCGGCTCGTTGATTAACCAGAGCATTCGCTGCGTCGAAGTCTGAATGACTGATAATCGCTTCGTGATGATCCGGAGCCATGTACTGGTCAACCTCACCATAATTTGTGTGCCGATTGAAGTTTTCATCCGTATATGTCTTTTGAAAAATGACATCACCGGTATATTTTTCATTGGCAATAATGCCTCGAATAGTGCTAGAAGTCCAGTTGGCATTTTTCTTGGACGGAACCTTTTCTGCGTTTAGTTCATCTGCAATAGCGTTTGTACTTTTTCCTGAAAGAATATCTGCAAATATCCTTTTTACGACAGCCGTCTGATCTGGATTGATGATCATATTTTTACCATCCCAATCATAGCCGTAAGGAGTGTAGCCGAGTTTGTAGGTTCCATTCTGAAAGCGGCGCTTCACCGACCATTTCGCATTTTCGGAAATGGATGCGGATTCACCTTCAGCCATACTGCTAAGAATGGCAAGGAAGAGTTCGCTTTCCATTGAACCGGTGTTTATGTTTTCCTTTTCAAAATAAATAGGAATCTCCAGACTTTGAAGCTTTCTCACTAAAGCCAAGCAGTCCGTCGTGTTTCGAGAAAAACGGCTGATGGATTTGGTAATTACAAAGTCGATTCTCCTTGCTTCACAATCCGTAACCAGGCGGAGTAGCTCCGGACGTTTTTCGGCTTTGGTACCGGTTATACCTTCATCAAAGTAGAGACCGGCGAACTGCCAATCCTCACGAGAATTGATATATTGTTCATAGTGACTTTTCTGAGCCTCAAGACTTTCCAACTGAGCGTCACTACCTGTTGAAACACGACAGTAGGCGGCAACTCGGAGCTTGCTATTTATGGCGGTATTCTTTTGTACACCGTCGATTTTGGTTATCTTTTTCACGGTAGTTCACCTCCCTTCGTTAGTGTCACATATTAGCTCTGAATCCCTTATATATCAAGGGATTTTGGGCATAATCTCAACCCAAAACGGGGAGAATGTTTTACGGTTTATTTCAGTTAATTTGTTGAATTCCGACAAGGAAACAAGTCCAAGCGCCAGTAGTTTTTCTGAGACCTTTTGCGCCTGCAAAAAGTCATAATCTTGTTGAATATCAGATTGATGTATTGGCTTCGGAGAAGTAGAACCCGGCATTGAAGCTATAATGTTTTCTTGCATATTTTGCCTCCAATCTGAGGAAGTTCCTCACTACTAAATGGAGGTGAGATGGCAGTTTGGCCGAAAAAAGATAAATAAAAAAGAGGGCCTGCAGGAGATAACTCCCACAGACCCTGTGATTGATATGCCTTATATCTTTTTGGCAAAATCCAGAGAGATCCATCCGGCTCCGGATTTCAGTTTGCCCCAGAGGGTAGCACCTTCGCCTTTTGATTCCTGGACGATTGTAAAGATGCCTTTGCCGGTGAACTGACCTGTTTTGCCATAGTTGGTACCTGGACCCTTGCGGATATTCAGATTGGCAATGTCTATCTGAACCTTATAAGAAGTATTTGCAGCAGGTGTTTGGGTCGGCTTTACGGCAGTTGGATAAACGATATTACCAGAGACATCGAATACTTTATATCCGGCATTTTCATTTGCCTTTTTCTTAGCATTGGCCAGCAACTTATAGGCACCAAGCTGACTCTTAGAATCAGACCAAGTTTTGCGGACACGATACATTTGTGAAGTAGAAGCAGTGCCGCCACCGGAAGTGGTTTTGGAAAGCTCAGAAGTAACCTTAGCGGCCAGATCACCGAGTCTGGAATATAGCCAGTTACCGGGACAGGACTTGTTCGCAAACCATCTGTGGACCGTCAGCACCATTTCATCAGATTTCGGAGCATAATTTAAAGTCTTATTCTTGTCGGCAAGCCACAAAAGTTTCTTTTTTCCGTTACGTCTGCAAATGTCAACGCAGAGTTTGATCAGCGAGTTATAAACGGCACTATTCATTGCATACGGCTCAGACATATCGCTGGCGCACTCGATGGTAACAGCACGCTGATCATTGGCGTTGGAAGAAGAACACCAACTGCGGTTCTTTTCCTCCACGCAAAGAGAGATGCGACCGTCCTTGCCAATGCCATAATTGCAGCTTGCCTGTCTGGAAGGACTGGTAAAGCATCCGCAGATGCTCTCAGCTGACAACTGACCCACCACGCAGTGTGGCGTGATGCGGTCGATGCTGTGTGTACGCTGTCCGGAGTGATTCGGACTAAGTTTGGTATAAGATATCAGTTTACTGTTTGTGTATGCCATGTTAGTTTTCCTCCTTTGTGCTTCGATCATGAAGCTGTTCTAATACGGTTTTGATTTTTTCTGGGACTGGAAGTCCGAGGTGGGCAGCATTTTCAAGTAAGCTGACGCCTTCGTTGGAAATGTAGAAAAAGATGACTGCAGTACGAAGCACACTGCCAGAGCCGATGACATGAATGTCGAGGATATTGGCAATGCCAACGAGCAAGAAAATCAATACCTTTCTACAGATACCTTTGAAGCCAACTTCACTGGAAAGCGTGTGATTGGCAATTGCACACATAACGCCGGTGATGTAGTCGATAACAACAAAGGCAATAAGAGCGTAGAGTAATCCATCACAGCCTCCGAGAAAATAACCCAGCCAGCCACCAATGCCAGCAAAGATAAGTTGAATTGTGTTCCAGAATTCTTTCATTGATAAGTACCTCCATTTCTGAAATTAGATATAAGAAAAGCAGCTACCATCTGATAGCTGCGGATAAAAATTAAGCAGTCCTTTTCCACATGTAACATGTGATATAGGGCTGCAGATTGTTGTGGGCACTGCCGGAACCAGATGCGGCAGTAGCACCAGAGATTGTATGTGAATGTGAGCCAGCACTTGTTGTGGTCTTATTGCTGACTGCTGTATAACCGGATGTGGCATCGATTAAAACTCGATTGCCACCACTGGTTCCCCATGAGGTTTTCTGGTTCTTCAGATCATGAGTATGTCCACCGGCACTGGCTGTTGCCAGCGTTCCTTTTGCATGAGTATGAGAAGGCATTTGTGCTGCGGTCAATGTAACGGTAGAAGCACCACCGGTCTTTTCGACTGTAGCAAAATTGGTATCATTTGCGTTGACACCAACCGGAACTCGACCTGTTCCCCAGGCAACCCAAGTGCCTCCAAAATAGGTGGATGGATTTGTGTTCTTGACGCTCATGTAAATGCTTCCTACTGGATAGATAGCACCGATTGCCTGTTTGACATATTCACTTAATAGCTTGCCGTAGACCTTTACATCCCATTTTTCAGATACTTCAAAGCAGTTATCTGTTTCTGATACCTTACCAACAGCCACGCCCTTACCGCCACTCTTGAAATCCATGACAACCGATGCTGTAGATACGATGTCCGTGATGCTGATAGTCGTGAAAGCATCTGTTAATTCGTATTTGACTTCATAGGATGTTTCGGTGGAAATCTTACCGCTGCCAAAGGTAAATGCTGTACCGGAATTGAAGCTGGCAGAAGCGTTGGTCCATGTGCTTGTCCCGGCTACGCGGTAGTAAGTGGAGCGAGTAACTGTATTCTTGGAGCTGCAGGATGCAAAGCTATAGGATACCGTTGCCTTGATGTAGGTGCCATCGTCAGATATAGTTCCACTGCTGTTGCATCGTTGCGAGTTGTAAGAGCTAAAGGAAGGTACACTGTAGGCGATGACAGTAATTGACACGGTAGTTGCAGCAGAGGTTCTTCCTCTGGAATCAGTCACTGTGGCAGTAAAAGTAATCGTGCTAGAGCTGTTCAAAAATCCGGTAGTGAGAGTAGAAGATGTGCCAGAGTATCCACCACCGCTGATGCTGTAGGATTTTATGGTAGAACCATAGCTTCCAGCAGCACCATTGATTGTAAGCGTAGCCTTTGACTTTGACTGTACATAGATGCCCCAGGTGCTTGGAATATTACCATCAACACGGCTTGCTGTCAGACTGGAAATAGTAGGCTTGACTGAAGCAGGAACTGTTAGAGTCAGCGTGCAGGTTTTCGTACCAATCTTGGTGGAGCCATTGTAGGTGTCGCAGGTAATTGTACAGGTTCCACTTGTGGTACTCGGTATTTGGTTTGCCAATGCGAGAGCAGGTGTCCACGATATAGATGTGGAAGTAGTCTTTGTTGTGATGGTTCCAGTAGCACTACCAAAGGAATAGGTCAGCGTATGGGTGAATGAGGAAGATGCCCTTGAAATAGAAATTGTTGTGGCACTTCCCATATTCACTGATGTTGCCGATACCGATGATGCTCTTGGAATCGTGTTTAGAGTATGGGTTCCACTTGCGGATACGTTGACTGCATAGCTATAGACACCGGCCTCACAGCTTAATTTGAAAGATTTTGTACCATCAGCGCTATGGCTGATCTTTAAGGAGCCGGAGGCCACAATGGTTCCGTTATAGAGTTGAATACGATTATCGGTTGAGGTGGAGTAGACGGTTGTACCGTTAATAACAGCCTTAAAACCACCAGACATGACCCAGCCACTTCCTGAGCCTGAGCCTTTCAGCGTCCATGCAATGGTAGATGTATTATTGGCAATATCCTGGCTGGATAGCGTCCATGATAAGGTGACAGAACGGCCTTCTTTTGTGCCAGTTGTAATACTTCCGCTGGAAGCCATAATGAATCACTCCTTTATGATGCCGGGCCTCTCCACTTGATAGAGAGGTTACCGTTGTTTCTTGGAATAAAGTCAAACCATCCTCTGGTCTCATTACCAAGGGATAGCTTGTTGCGAATCTCTGCATTGGTGATAACCAAGCTGTTGTTGGAGATATAGGCAATTTTCTGACCGTTTTCTTTGAAGGCCAGTTCATTGTTGGAAAGCTCAGCGGTGAAGGCATTTTCTACTTTGCCAAGCTCAATAAGAGCTCCTTTGAAGCGAATATATTCTTCAAGGAGCTCCTGGTTAGTTGCGATATTGTCCTTCAGCTCATCTGTGACAGCAGAGAAATCCATGCGGATCTCACTACTGTTTTGCGTAATCGTAGATTGAAAATCCTGCTGGATCGTGGCCATTTCAGAGCGTGAGATGTATTCTTCACGGACAGAGAGTCGGATCTGCTCTGAGGATTTTGAAATCTCCGAATAGCACTCACGCACATTTTCCTGAAGAGAAGCAATATCCTCCTCATATCCGGCAACATTCTGAAAAGAGGCTTGACAGGAAGTGATAAGTGCCATAGGCTCACCTCCTAGTTGGAAACATCACACTGCAGTGTAAGTAAGCTATCGATATCGGCAGCAGACAGATAAATGACCTTTCCAGTTTTGCTAAAGGTGACTGCATTGCCGTCTTTGTCCTGAGCATACCAGTTATAAGTCAGTGACTGTTTTTCGGTGGCATCCACCCAGGCACTACCGGAATATTTCTGGAGAGTAACCGTTTTAGCTGAGTGACTGATTTTATACCAAAAGGCTCCAGCAGCTGGATTAGAAGGCGCTGTCTCACTGATTGGACCGAGAAGCGCATCCACTTCCTGCTGGTTGGTACGGACGATAACATATGGGCAGACACCGCCCTGATTATTCTTTACTGTGAAACCGCCAATAGAAAGAAGTTCAGATACGTACGGATCTGATTTATCTTCGACAGTGATAACATCTACATAAGATTTACCATTGTAGGTCATCGTGCATCGATAAGACTGAATATTTACGATGTCGCTTCCGGATACCGTCAAAGTAGAAGATGTTGCACCGGAAATATTCGTCCATTTTCCAGCAGTATATTTTGCCCACTGATAGGTGGCATTTGTGATGGCAGTCGTACCAGAATAAGCAGAGGTGGCAAGGGATAAGCTGCCGGACTGATTCATCACAATTGTGCCGTTTGGAGCATAAACAGAGAATACAACAGCGCTGGTGCCATTACTTCCTCTGGTGGACTTAGCCCATGTAAATTTCTTCACAATAGTTTTACCGGAAATGGTAAAGGTCAAATCAACCGTTCCATTAACCACGCTTTCTCCGCCAAGGGTAGCAGATGCAGCAACTGTAAGGACGACGGAACCAGCAGCAGATGCAGTTGCCGCAGTGTTAGTTTTCAGTGTCATACCAGAAGGCAATGTTCCAACTGAACAGGTGCAGGCTGTCTGTGTGATGCCAACATAGCCAGTGAAAGGAATCGTGATATCCAGTGCAGCAGTTGCTGCACCGGTAGCAGAGCAAGCAATTGTTTGTGCTTCATTCCCCAGAATAATCGAAAGACCACCTGTTCCGGCTGCACCCGGAGAACCAGGAGATCCCTTGCTACCGTCATACATCTTGGTAATTGAAATGGTGTCATAGACATCTGCGTCATCTGTAAGTAGCTTGATTTGAGCGACGTTATCGATGAATACAGCATGTGCAGGTTTTACTACGAGAGTTCCACCGGTGATGCTGGTATTGTCAGAAGTGGTCGGATAATCGGCCCATGCGCCAGAGCTGTTTTTGTACTGCCACTTGGAAATGGAAACACCCTGTACCTGAGCACTCAGCGTTGCCTGTGATGCTCCGACCAATGCAGAGGAAGTGTTGTACTTGAACACATAGGTGTCAGCAGTCACATAAGCGAGTTTTGCATTCTCTGCATTTCGTACCAGGGTGTAAGTGATATCAGAGGTAATATTAACAGTGTTCTTGGTCTCAGAATCGTAGTAGCTGATATAACAAATGTAAGTAATCATACCGGTGGACGAGGAAGCCAGCACATTGCTGTTGACTTTCAGAATTCCTCCGGTAACTTTCTCATTCGAATTTAGTGCGGTTTCAGCGCCGCTACCGTCTTTGCGTTTCCAAGTGATGGTCAAACCGGAGGCGTTCAGAGCTACGTTCGTCTGATCAAGGAATACGACTGGTGTCAGTGTAAGATTGGTGCTGGCCCAGCTTGGTGCATAGGTGTGAGGTAGCACATTTGGGTCCTCACTCTGCGTCTTAGGTAGATTGGATGTAATATAAGCCGACAGCTTTCGCTGGTCTGTAATATCCACGAACGTCTGCTGGCTGGAAGTTAAGATTGTAGGCATTTACTGGCCCTCCTTTATATAGATACTTCACAGTAGAAGGATGCGTTGTCTTGCACATCCTCTGTGGTTACGATGATTGATTTTATTCCGATATGATTCGAATCCCATATGGCATCGGCTTCGTCATTTCCAGACTTTCTATGCCAGACGAAAGCTGTATCCGGAAGCGATGCCGTAATGTCTTTATCCCATGAATAGACCTTGCAGAAAAGCCGACTGTTCTGGCCTTTGTCCTTAAAAATACTGACACCATCAACAATGAGCTCTGTGCGATACATTTTGGAGGATGCAATGCCATCGACCTTGCCAGAGATACCTTCAATGGTGGCAGTCTGTCCGAGTAGCTCATCCTCGATAGCAGAGAGGTTTTCATTCTGTTTGGCTGATATGGAAGTCAGCTTGATACCACTGGCTCCAATGGTTATGGTGTTCCCAGACGGATTCAAGTAATCTACGGTCTTGCTCATGCAGGCGTAGCGTCCATCAATGCCATGAGGCGGAGATAAGCAGTTCACAAACTGTCTGGCATGAATACTTCCGATATCAGCACCGGTGTCTGATTCATCCACGATGGTCAGTTCCATGCTAGTGATACCGGCAATAAGCTCTGCAAGACGAGCCTTTGCTTTGCGGAGTAGATTTCCCGGAAGCGTGACATCATCCCAGACTTCTGTGGCCCAGATCCAGCCAATTTCTTTTACAGCAGCATCGTCATAGATATAATTTAGCCCGTCGTTTACAGAAGTGATATCAACACGTTCATCGGACTCGACTTCGTTTCCTTCTTCATCAGTTGTTTTTTTCTTTGCTCCAAGTGGAATCAGAGCAGTGATGCGTTCGGTATGATCACGGGTGATTTTGACATCCGTTAGGTTCTTTCCGTATTCCACAGACTGCACAGAACGAGTATTGAACTCTGCAAGGTAGTCCAGAATTTTTTCGGATTCTGTATAGCGGACCATCAAATAACCACCATGTGTATTGATCAGCTTACTTTTGATAGCATCCAAAGTGCAGGAATACTCTGAGTTGCTATAGCTGATATAGTCATTGTTATCTGTTACTGTGATATTTCCCAGCTTAAAACGCTTCTTTTCTTCGACTGCCTTATTGTGGACAGAGAGAAAATATTCCAAAAGACCTTTGAGTGTTCCTTTATAGGAGAAAGGCGGCTGCTGGCTATCCTTGAGATATGCCAGAGCCGATTCGCAGGTCCAAGTGTGGGTATTATAAAAATCACTACCGTCGTTTAAGGCACGACCTTCAAAGACTGTTGCATCGCCTTTTTTGCAAACAATAGTGGAAGCCATCGGGCGGATGGAATCCAAATACGGATGATTAAATGGAGCGGACAGTGTCAGGCTGTCGATGTTTTCGGCATCTTCGGCCATCTTTGCTTCTGTAATAGCAAGCTGGGATAACTGTGGATGATAGAATAGCTGACCGTCTACGAAAATACGAAAGATACTCATAGGCGGCCCTCCCTAAATCGAAAGATCGTTGTGCCGGTCCCTTGAATTGTGACTGTATTTCTACCAGCTTGCAGTTCAAATTCAGGAAGCGTCCAAGTGCCTGCGCTAAGTGATTTCCTGAAAGAATCACTGCCGATTGTCCAGCTGAGAGCTGTTTCTGTTGAGGTTGTAATAACAGGAACAACAGGCATAAAGTCATTTTCGATAATGAGCTTACCGGAGCCAGTCAGATTAACGATTGTATCTTCATTGTGGTAACGATAGGAATCTGCATCTTCACAGGAAATCACGAGCTGGCCTTTACCTAAGAGTGGATCATATTCAGATGAAATCTCTAAAGTACCAATAGCATATAGCTCTGGCTCCTCGCTGGTCGAAACTTTTATGAGCTGACCAGCATAGCGGTTTGCCATTTCAGCGACCATCTGATCGTATCGCTTTCTTGTTCCAAGCATGGAAAACGTTAAAGAAAAGCTCCGAGGCTGATAAGATACACGCCCCAGAGCTTCTGTATAACGAATGGGAGAACTCCTTCCTGGCACCACAATCGTATTGGATTGCGACTGCGGCACTGGAAAAGAGACAGTTTCTCGGAGCCAGCCCATAGAAGCGACTGATGTTCCGTTTAATTTAATATCAGGTGTCATAGACTGAGCCTCCTTTGTAATTTTTGTGATTTGCCGAGTTCACCGTCGATTGCCGGGAGCAGATGGCCAACAAGTGTACCGTCCTCAAGGTAGATGCCCTTACTGGAATTATCAGCAATGACCGCCAGATATTTTTCCATTGCACTGGTATTGAGATGACTGGAAATCATCGCTTCCAGCTGTTTGTAGAAACCGGCGAGAGGCAGGATAGCTTCTGCACCGGCTTCACCGCCAGCCATCAAGGAAGATCCATTCATCCCAAAGATGGTAGGACTGGTCATGATGCCACCTTCCTTGTACCAATCAATAGAAAGATGTGGTACAGAAGGTGGAGCGATGGACAGTTTGCCAGTCACTTTGAAATGTGGCAGCTTGATGTGCGGAAGAGAAATCTTCATGCCGGAGAAAAATCCCTTGATAGCATCAACCACACTTTTGACTTTGTTTTTAGCTACTTCGATAGGAGTAGTGATGGCGGATTTTATGCCGTTCCACACGGAAGTAGCAGTGGATTTGATTCCATTAAAGATGCTACTAACTGTACTTTTTACAGAATTAAATACTGTTGTGACAGTGCTTTTGATGGCGTTAACCGGAGTTGTAACAGCGGTTTTTATTGCATTCCATACGGTGGTTGCTGTGTTTTTGATAGAATTGAACACAGTCGTCACGATGGATTTGATGGCATTTACTACTGTGGTCACCACTGTCTTTATCGCATTCCACACGGTAGAAAATACCGTCTTGATGGCGTTCATCACAGTGCTGATCACAGATGCCATTGCATGAATGACGGCCGTCACCTTGGATTTAATAGCATCCCAGACTGAGATAATAATTCCTTTACAGTTCTCCCAGATAAAGCGAAATGGAAGTGTAATAATATCAAAAGCAGCACTTAAAATGGAACCTATCGCCATGATACCGACGGTTACGACATTTTTCAGTGTCTCCCATATGGTGGTAAAGAACGTAGCAATACCATTCCAGATTCCTTCAAAGAAGGTCTTGATATTCGTCCAGACTTCATTCCAGCTGGTGCCAAACCATCCAAGGACGACATCTGCAACGCCCTTGATAACATTGAGAATGTTGGTAAAGAAGCTACTGATTCCATTCCAAATGGAAGAAAATATATCCTTTACACCATTCCATGCCTGTGACCAGTTCCCGGTAAAGATGCCGATAAAGACATCCAGAATTCCGGTGATTACACCAGTTACTGTGGAGAGAATATTTGCAATGTTGTTAAATACTCCTTCAAAGATTGGAGCGAGAACCTGACAAAAACCATCCCACACAGTCTTTAGAACATCCACGATATCAGTGAACTGAAATCCCAGAGCATTCAGCCTGTCAACAATACCCTGACAAAAACCGGAGATAGTATCTTTGATACGGTTCCAAGTCCCGATAATTGCATCCCGGAAGCCTTCATTGGTTTTCCAAAGGTGAACAAAGGCAGCTACCAAAACGGCAATAACAGCAACAACAGCCAACACGGGCGCAGAGATGCCACCAAGTGCAGCACCGAGTTTTCCAAGAACGCCGGTTCCACCTTGAATGGCGATCTTCAATTTACTAATACCATTTGCCAGCTTCACAAAGCCCTGCATAGCCACACCAATTTTCGAGATGGCTGTTCCGATGATGACAAGCAATGGACCGATTGAGGCGACCAAAAGAGCAATGGTAACAATGGTTCTCTTGGTGCCTTCATCCATTCCGTTAAGTTTATCTACGAAACCTTGCAAATTCGATACGATGGAGCGGATAGCGGGCATCAGGATATCACCAAAAGAAATGGCAAGCTCTTGAAGCTGAGACTTTAAGATAGTAAGCTGACCAGCAAGATTATCCTGCATAGTCATAGCCATTTTTTCAGCTGATCCGTCACAGTTATCAATTGCAGAGGAGAGCTTATCAATATCTCCTTGACCAGCATTCATCAAAGCCAGGAAGCCGGACATGGCATTTTTGCCGACGAGAGATTCAGCAGCTTGTGCTTTTTCGGATTCTGTCAAGTTTCCGAAAGCGGAACGACAGTCTGCTAAAATGTCAGAAAGGTCACGCATGGAACCATCTGCGTTGGTAGTGGCGATAGTGACATCTCCGATGGCCTTACCACTGATTTTTACATCACCAGCAAGGTTGTTCATAATAGTACGAAGGGCGGTACCAGCCTGAGAAGACTTGATACCGGCATTGGCCATGAGGCCGATTGCTTCCGCAGTATCCTCAGCGGAGAAACCAAGTGCACCAGCGATAGGAGCACAGTACTTGAAGGTTTCACCCATCATGGATACATTCGTATTTGCATTGGAGGATGCTGCAGCAAGGATGTCTGCAAAATGACCGGAGTCCTTTGCAGAGAGTCCGAAGGCAGTCAAGGCATCGGTTACGATGTCAGAAGTTGTTGCTAAGTCCTCACCAGAGGCAGCAGCAAGGTTCATGACACCCTCGATACCATCCAGCATATCTTCCGTTTTCCAACCGGCCATCGCCATGTAGTTCATAGCTTCTGCGGCTTCTGTTGCGGAGAACTTAGTTTTAGCACCCATTTCACGGGCTTTATTTCTGAGAGTATCAAAGTCCTTACCTGTAGCACCAGAAACAGCAGCTACCTGACTCATTGCAGAGTCAAAGTCAGCTGCTGTTTTTACTGCGGCGACACCGACACCACCGATTACGGTGGTCACGCTCATCATCTTTTTACCGGCACCAGCGATGGAATTACCGATGGTCTCCATCTTTTGACCAGCCACATCTATTTTAGAAAGCGCAGTGTTTGTAGTGGCAGCTTCTTGCTGCAGGCGTCGTAATTCTTCCTCGGTCTCTACGATCTCACGCTGAAGAGCGTCATATTTGTCCTGACCGAGTTCTCCATTTTCCAACTGTTGCTTGGCCTGCTCCTGTGCTACCTTGAGTGAATCCAGCTTTTCCTTTGTGGCTGCGATGGCATCTTTCAAGAGTTTTTGCTTTTGAGAGAGTAATTCCGTATTGGAAGGGTCCAGCTTCAAGAGGCGGTTGACGTCCTTCAGGGCAGACTGGGTAGAGCGGATTGAAGTATTGACCGACTTTAAGGCTTTATCTAGGCCAGTCGTATCGCCACCGATTTCAACGGTAATACCTTTGATTCGATTTGCCACTTGTACGTCACCTCCTTAGAATTTATCAAAGTCCTCCTGTGTTGCGATTTGCTGGTATTTCACATCGTCATTTGCTTTTTCTGTCCAAATGTCCATCACCATTCCAATGGTTAAAAGGTCAAGGTCTCTGATAGAGATACCGATTTCAATACAACGCAGGAGAAACAACGGTGTGGTCATTTCCCGGCTACTGCGATGAAGTTTTTTTTAGATTCAATTTCGGTCTGAAGATTCATACCCCAGAGTTCGAGAATTTCAGGAAGTACCTCATAGATGGAGAACATCTCAAATTCATCCAGCCACTCTTCAATGGTTGCCGGAATACTGTGGTCAGCATGGTAGGCCATGATATAGGCCACGTTCTCGAAAATCTCTAAGTCTTCGATCTCAAAGGATGAACCATCATCAGAATTACCCTTATAGGATGATTCAAGGCGTGAGAGGTCTTTGAAGATATCACGCTTGAATTTTGCACGGTAGAGTCTGGGAATAGTAGCGGAGGAACGGAATTTGACCTGCTTATCACCGATTGTAATTGCTTTCTCTAACATGTCTTACGTCCTCCTTATCCTTCTGTCTTAGGTACCGGCACATAAACCTGCTGGTACCAGTTTTTATAAATTTCTGCATCTGTCGCATCACCGGTGCGGCTCTTGACGAGACCATCCTCTCTAGGATCAGCAGTAAGCGTGAGCTTTTCTTTACCCGGTTCGATGGTATCCTCTTTAGTCTCAGATTCAATGGACGGACGAGAAGAAGTGCAGTTGTAAAGCACATGGCGAATGCTTCTGACATCACCGTCAAACTCAAAGAGCAATGCGAACTTCTCAAGTTCGGTGATGGTTGCATTTTCAATAAGCACGCCGTTGTTATCAAGCTCTTCTTTCAGAATTTCTGTACGGAACCATTCCGGAATGAGTGCGATTTCTAAATCACCACTGTAACCGTTGTTGGCAGTGGAACGGAAATATACGATGCCATCGGCATAGAACGGAGAGCTGTCACCCTCGGCGTCCAAGCTGATGCTGACTGCACCGGGAATAGCCTTCGGCTTAGCGTAGGTAAAGGAGCCGTCCTCGCTACGAGTGAGCTTGGCGGCATGAACATTTTTCAGGTTATATTTGACTTTATTGCCCATGTTGATTAAACCTCCATTTCAAATGTGTAGAGGACTTCATAGAGCTTCTCGCTCTCAATCCAGACCTCTGTTTTGTTATAAAAAATGCCGTGCTCATCAAGCACAGCTTCCAGTGTTGCTTCCAATGCCGGGTCCTTGCTACCACAGTAGAGTTCAATACGAACCTCGTTGATTTTGTAATAGACACGGCCATCTGCGGAGAAGTTATCGCTTCCCGGAAGTAGGTAGCAGATGAATGGTGGATTTGGCAATTCTCCTTCAGAAAAGTGGTCATAGGCAAAGGGGAGGGCCATCTCCGATAGGATTTGCAGTAATCTATCCATTTTTCAGACACCTCTCAATCTCAGATTCCAGTTCTTTGATACCGGCTTCTTCTGCAGGAACGATGTGGGAACGACCGGCCACACGGCCACCGCCACGCTTGGCATGACCAAATTCCAGGAGGTGAGCTAACTGATAGCGATTTCTGGAATACACAGTGACCTCCAGTGATTTGGAGGTTTCCTTTGTGTTCTTCACAGACCAGCTCTTGCTGTAGGCACCAGTATCTTTTGGAGCAGTACTTTGTATCTGCTTCTTTACAGTGTTACCGGCTTTTTTGACAGCAGCTTTCATATCTACCGTCGCAAGGTCAGCATATTCGGTCAGTTCCTTCATAACAGCTTCGGCAAGACCGTCAATTTTTACTTTCTGGGCCATGTCACCGCCTCACTTTCTGACAGGAGAGTTTGATACATTTTCGCTTAAAATTCATATGGTCTACTGCCAAAATATCGTATAGTTCACTTCCAAACTGTACCCGATATCCAGTAGAGGTAAGAGCAGCAGCTTTCTTACAGTAACGGATCGTAAAATCAATCTTGGAATCATCCACGACAAGACCGGCATCGGTGGATTCTTTTCCGGCTTCCGCACTAACGGTGGCATAGCAGGTGTAATAATCTTTCCAAGTGTTCTTTCGATTTCCAATTGAATCTGAGATAACTTCATTCTTCTGAATGTAGATGCGAACATTTAGCAGCTCAATATTCATCAGAAATCCTCCTTTCTGGAACCGAAGAGAAGAGAGCGCAAAGTCAGTGTCAGAGCATGATGGTCAGCTTCCTCACGATGTTCGTAGAGGTAGGCTACCGCATAATAGACAGCAGGCTTTGCATTCTCACTTTCTTCAAAGGCATCCTGATCCTGCCTTGTAATATCCATGCAGAGGCGTGTAGCTGATGTGATGAGCGTCTCGATGAGAAAATCGTCATCATCAAAATCCACTCGGAGATACTGCTTCATTTCTTCTAAAGTGACAATCATCGTTTATCACCTCCAATCATAAAAGGAAGGCAGCGTCTCATAAGAGAAGACGCTACCTTTCATGTTTAGCCCTTAGAAGAACCACTGAGTTTCAAAATCTGTACTGCTTCCGGAAGAATCAGCTTGCCATCGACACGTTCCTTTGCTACATAGCCAATCATACCGTTGCCTGCAAAAAGCTCAGTGAGTTGCTTGAAGGAACGAGTACCACGATCACCAATGTTGTAATAGCTGTAATCACCGAAAGCGATAGCATTCTCCGGTGCATACGCAGAGGTATGAACGGCATAGCCAAGTACCTTATCCGGTTCACCGGACTGATAGGAAGGCTGCCAGATGTATGCACCATTGTTGTCCTTCAGCTTGCGGAGCTGTGCCAACGTCTTATCATTCATGATGAAACTTGCATTCTTGCGATACGGACGCTTAAGAGCGTATACCAGGTCAAGCATATCATCAGACTTGATCGCAGCAGAAAGCGTACCTGCTACCGTGCCGCCGCCGGTCGCAGCGAAAAGGCCGGTCGGTTTGCCGGAACCGTCACCGTTGAGGAATGCATCCTCCTCGGCATTTGCTAAAGCCTTACCAAACTGATCGATGATGTAATTTTCAAGACCGAAGGCATTATCATAGAGAAGTTCTTCGGTGACCTTGATAGCTACATGGAGTTTGTGCGCATCCAAAAGGATCTGACTGAAGGTCGCATCAGAAAACTGAAGTGCGCCACCTTCCTCAATCCATGCAGCCGCAGGTTTCGTAGCAGCGATGTTAATCTTATGCTCACCGGAAGTCGTGATAGTGTGTCCAAGACTTCTCATGATGTTTTCTTCGGTAAGAACATCAATCAAACGACTGTCATATTCCTCCGGCACAAGGTAGCCACCATCAGCGTCCACACCTTTTTGCAGAATATTGGATACCTGACGAAAGTTGGTGCGGAGTGCCTGAAGCATACCATTCTTGTATTCATCAGAAGCACGACCAGTTTTTGCAGGTTTATCGGTGGCAGAATTCCCCGGCTTAGAAGTGAGAGGCTTGTTTACCGGCTTATTAAGCTCGGCCTCCAATGCTTCTTGTCTTTCAAGACGAGCAATTTCCTTACCAAGATCGGCGATTTCCTGTTCCATTCTGGAATAAGTAGCATCGTCCTCGGCAGTAAGAGTACCTTTCTCGGTACGGTGAGAATCGAGAAATGCCTTGGCAGCATTCCACGCGGTATTGCGTTTTTCACGCAGTTCTAAAATAGTCATAGTTGAATACCTCCATTAAATGTATTGTTTGATTAGGTCAAGACGCTCCATGAGAGAATCTACAGAGCGTTCCGGTGTTTCAGGCTTCTTAATGCGGCACTTTGCAGCCAGTTTATCCATAAGAGAATTGGTCACCGCTGCACGAGAGAAGAGCATCGGGCCAGTCGTATTATTTTCTACAGGTGTTTCTGCAGGCCTTGCCAGGATTCCGTCGGCAAAACCCATATCGATAGCTGTGTGTGCATCCATCCAGGTTTCTGCATCCATGAGATGAGAGAGCTTAGCACGGCTCATGCCCGTTTTGATTTCATAGGCGTTGATGATGGATTCCTTGACTTCATCCAACATGGCGATAGCCTTTTGCATTTCAGATGTATCTCCCATAGCTGCAGTCATCGGATTATGAATCATAAGCATGGAAACTGGTGATACCAGTACCTTTGTGCCAGCCATAGCGATGACAGATGCAGCGGAGGCTGCGATGCCATCAATCTTTACGGTTACATTGCCGGGATACTCTATCATCATGTTGTAAATCTGAGCTGCGGCCACGCAGTCGCCTCCCGGAGAGTTAATCCAAATGGTGATGTCTCCGTTTCCAGCAAACAGCTCATCTCGAAAGAGCTTAGGCGTGATATCGTCATCAAACCAGCTTTCCTCTGCGATGGTGCCGTTTAGAAACAGTATCCTCTCCAGTGTCTGTTCCTGCGTCTCCTGATTGATCACCGTCTGATTCTTCCACTTCCAGAATTTCTTCATTGTTCTCGTCCTCCTTTCCGGCAGCAGTGGTCGCTGCGAATATTCCTGCATCCTCCAGTTTGGTCATGTTTCCGTTGATGAGATATAAGTCACCACCAAGTTCCGGTGGGATGAGGTCCAGGTTTTCAAGTTCACGGATATCGTTTGCAGACATCCAGCCATTCTGTCTTGCAGTGGCATAACCGTTCATTCGGCTTTGATAATCACCACGCAAGAGACCGTCGACATTGAACTTTACAAAATAAGCAGCTTTCTCAGAATCAGATAGAAGGGCTCGGTTAATGGACTGTTCCCAACGGACAATCCAAGGCTCTAAGGTGTATTTCACAAATTCGAGAGATTGCTGCTCAATATTAGAAAAGCTCGACTTTTCCAGATCACCGACCATGTGAGGCGGCACTCTAAAGATTCGAGCTATTTCATCAATCTGAAATTTTCTTGTTTCCAGAAATTGTGCTTCATTCGGTGAGATGGAGATAGGCGTGTATTTCATGCCTTCTTCCAAAACAGCTACCTTATGAGAGTTGTTTCCAGAGAAGCCTTTGGTCCAGCTTTCTCTGACAGCTTCAGGATTTTTTACGGTGCCGGGATATTCCAGTATGCCTCCTGGAGTAGCACCATTTGCAAAGAACTTAGCACCATATTCCTCGGTCGCAATTGCAAGACCGATAGCGTTTTTAGCCATAGCAATAGGAGAGTAACCGACCAGACCGTCAAAGCCAAGGCCTGGAATGTGGAGTACATCCGATGGCTTTAGGATCACTGTTCCGTTTTTCATAGTTGGTGCATCGGAATCTTGCATTTGATATTGGTAGTAGAGGTGCCCGTTATCGTCACGATCCACACTCATTCGATTGGCCATTAGCGGATAGAGTGCGATGACTTCGCCTTTGCCATTTCGGATAATTTGCGCATAGGCATTTCCATAAAGAAGCAGATGCGTCATCAAAGTTTCCCGGAAGACAAAGGATGTCATTTCTGGATTTGGCTCATCGTGTATTAATCGATATAATGGATGCTTGATCGCTTTTTCTTTGCTACCAGAGTCCGTGTATTTATAGACATGGACCGGAAGCCCAGCGATGGACTCGGAAAGAATCCTGACGCAGGCATAGACTGCAGTCATCTGCATGGCGCTTCGTTCATTGACGGCTTTGCCGGAGTTGCTTCCACCAAAGAGAAAGCGATAGGCACTGCCATTGGTGCTGTTGGTGGGCTTGTCTCTTGAGTGAAACAGTCCTGATAAGAATCCCATAAATATTCCTTTCTGCCGCAAAGGGCGTATAAAATTCAAAGTTTTGTCATAAAATAATCTATGCAAATGCTTGCAATCGCAAGCAAAAGCGAATATAATAAAGAAAAGGAGGCGATATTATGGCAAATACATCTGCTGTTTATGCAAGAATAGATACCAATCTCAAGGATAATGCTGAGAGCATTCTTTCTCAGCTTGGCATTTCTCCATCCAGTGCAATTCAGATGCTTTATAGCCAGATTGTACTGAAGAAGGGTATGCCATTTGAACTGAAACTTCCTTCTTCTAAGCCATTAGCTGTTGGTGCAATGACCAGAGAACAGCTTGATGCAGAACTCCAGAAGGGTGTTGATTCCATCAAAGCAGGAAAGGTATATTCTGCAGATGAAGTTGACGCGATACTTGCAAAGGAGTTTGGCATTCGATGAAAATGCATTAACTTCCGGTAGACAACTTTATTGTGTATTATCTTGTCAATGATAAAGAAAGGACAGTTACAGTAGCACGAATATTCTACGGTGGTCGAGAGAACGAAGAAATTATAAATTCAAATAAATAAACAGAAGAGGAGCTTTTTGTGTGAAAACAAAAGCTCCATTTTCATTTGACCCAAAAGAAGCAAAGGACATTCTGATTGAACTGAGGGAAAGTACTGGAATGAATCACAAACAGTTCTGTGAATATTTTGAAATCCCATATATGACAGTCAGTGATTGGGAGCATGGGAAAAAGCATGTGCCAAGTATTTCCTGCGCTTGCTGGAGTATTACGTGAGGATGGAACAGATGATGGTAGTGTGGAGCTTTGGTATGACAGGGAATTGATGGAGAGAAGTTGATGATATTATGCTTACCAGATATGTCTGCTATCTCATTGCACAAAATGGTGATCCTAGAAAAGAAGAGATTGCTTTTGCTCAGAGCTATTT